ATCGCGCTTCACCATATCGTTGACAGGAATCTTGTCTTGGTTAGGCAGATTAACATGGTTGCCATACACCTCGTCCGCTTCTGCTGGCGGTGTGTCATCTATAACAAGCTGCCAGAAAGTCTTGAGATGTACACGCATACGCTCGACGTAATCATCGGCACGAGATACACGCACTGACTCCCAGCGTCTGTTGCCAAACAGGACTGACAAATAACATTCAGTGTAGTTGCCGACCCACATATAGAACTGGATCTGTGGCATGTACTGCTTGAGCACATTGTCGATGGTGTTGTTGTCGTAGGTGTGCTTGCACTCGATTGGCGTGACGCCCTCGACAAGACCATCAAGCATCCCTTTGCATGGGACGCCATCTACATCCAGCTTGATCTCATGCTGGCTAGCAGATACTCGCTTGCCTGTTTGCCGCCGAAACCAGCTAATGTTGAAATGTTCGGTGAATGTGCCAAGTTGCACTGGCAATACATCTGAGAGATCGTCAGGCTTCTTGCGTCCTGTCTTCTTTTCCCAGAGTGATATCCAGTCACCTTCCATGATGCGGCGCATGTCGCTGCCGCCGATAAATCCTATGCGGTTCATTTGGTTCTCCTTTGCATAGATAGTTTACTGCGAACTTGCAGTTAGCGCAACCTTCTTGGCTGTCAGTGCCTCCATTAGCTTGCGACGTTTCTCTACTCGCCACTCAATATGTTTGTGGAACTCGGCGTATGCCGGCCAGAAGGTGCAAGACTCCCCGACCTTCTGGACGGCATACAGCACGATGTCCGCTGGATACTTAATCAATTGAGCAGTGAGTGACTTGATCCTGATCGCCTGATCTTTGGCAGTCTCCCCTGCTGGCTTCACTACAAGCGTTGCCAGCATGGTTAGCTGCTCACCTATCTGTTTGTCAGGAAGGGGCGTCAGCGAGGCTTGTACGGCGTTTAACGCACGGTCTAGCGATGCCTCGTCAGTCACATGCACATCATAGCGCAGCAATGTAATCTGAACGTCGGCATCACGAGGGAAGCGTGTGCGTTCTACACTAGAAATCGTCAAGCCCGGTAATGAGTCCAGCGAAGTGACCAGATTCCTGTCCACCTCTGCTGGATCTCCGACTTCCACCAGCCGAGCCACCGCTCGTTGCTGCTGTTCCCCACTCAACGGCGTTAGTACACCATTTCTTGTAAGCGAGATCTGGTCGCTTGAATGTGTTGCCCTTTGACCTGTGGTGATCGCGGAACTTAGTGGCTTCAATGTCATGGTTTATCTCCACTCCTAGCAAATCATTGAGTGTAGCCTGTTGCTTGTCGGTTGGCATCCATTCATCAGATAGCTCTGACTTGGTTGCTCGTTTCTTTTTGGTTAGTAACGGAGCGATGTCACGCTCAAACACATCACCGTCAAAGATCACAAGCGTCTTTGGTGTGCCGACTTTGCGTTTGTAAAATGCAACGTCACGCACAACGGTAAATGGGTTGGGGAAGTTTGACTTGTCCCGGTACTTTACTTCGACCACCAGTTCCAGTCGTCCAAGTTTCCAGATGATGTCGCCGGAGTATTCTCCGCCGAGTGCGCCTGAGAGGGGCTGGCGTTTGGCTGTGAAGCCAAGCTCTTGGAGCCAGTTGACGAACCACCTTTCGTGGTAGTTTCCTTTGTCGCGATTCTTGTTTGCCATTGGTTCTCCTGATAGCAGTCAAGGCAGATTGTGTACCATGACGGTGGGTTGGCTGATGCAACTGGACAGACAAACCAGTGAGTATAGACGCCACATGCTTCACATGCTTGTGGCCTACCTTCATTCAGCTTCTTTTTTGTGCGTCTGTTTTTTGCTGGCATCGGTGATGTAGTCCCATACGAGTTTTGCTGTTTCGTATCGCAACTCCTTGCCCTGATTGGCTCTGTAATAGGTTGAGTCTCGAACACCGGCTTCAAGGAACGCATCTTTGAGGGGTATTCGGTGGCGCTTTGCTCTGTTCTTGAGCGTTGTCATGTAGCTTTTCATGCAGGAATAGTCCTGCATACTCGCAGTCATGTCAATCTTTCTTGGGTATTGGCTTGAGTGTGTAACCAAGATAGTTAAGGGCGGCTTCGATATCGTTGATTCGTGGCGTATGCGTAGTGCGCCACTTCCTCAACGTATCTCTGTGAAGCCCAACCCTCTCTGACAGATCCATCTGACAGCATCGTTGCTTGTGCATTTCTTTAAATAAAAACTGCACAATCGGGTTGCCGTTAGTAATGGCTGGTCGATACCTAAACTTCCGCATCCTTATCCTTGCTGTAGATAGTCCTGACTTTGGAAGCAGCACCGAACTTCTGGCGTGTATGAAATGCTTTGGTGTACACAGTTTCGGCTCGACGCTTGCGTCCTTCTTGGATCTCTTTATCGACTAGCTTGGGGTTTCTATTCCGATACTTCGTCTGCAATGTAGAACTCCTTTGCCCACATGATTAGCTGCTGCCGACCAGACTCAGCCTTGCGCTTGCGATGATCGGTGAAAATTAAACCTTTCTCTTTGAGTTGCTTGTATCTGGCAGTGATTGTGCTGTAGCGATAGCCGGGAAGGATGCGCAGCACATCGTCAGAGATGCAGCCATTCGCTGCAAAGCTGGTGATTGCAGCCAGTACAACACGCTCCATTTTGTTTACATCAAGTTGTTCTGCTGCATCGTGGCTGGTGCTTGGGTCGTCACGGCGAACCAGCTTGTAAGCTGGCGTCTCGAAAAGGTCATCCATCATTGGTGCCTCCTAGCTGTTGATTGATGAACATGACACAGGCGTCGTGTTTTATTTCCAACCTGCGCCAATCTCTGTCGGTGTAGTGGTCACGATCTTTGAGTTGGATCTCAAAGTGTGTGGCGATTGAGTCCATGAGGTAGTGGTACATGTCGTACTTCATCAGTTCTTCCATGACCTCCTCCGTTCTTCAGGCCATACTGAGTGCTTGCCTATTGCTGGCTTAGTCACCACAGCATTTCTGATTAACACTTGGTTCTCTTTTGATGCTGCGCCTTGATATGGTTCTTCTTGAAAGCGCAGATCTATTGGGCCACCAAACATAACGTCAAAGTCTGGATCAAGAACCCAAGGGTCAAAGCCCCAAGTTTCTATATGCCTTATGGCCCAATGTTTCCTGCTTCTGTTTGCCATTCGTCTAGCTCCATAGCAGTGTTTGCAGCATCCACTTCATCGGTGGCAAACACTTGTTGGTATACTATGTACGATGTCATCAGCTTGAGATCATCGCTCCCGCAGTAGGGGCAAAAGCCCCCACTGTCTTCGCTGTAATGTTTGAGTTGACTGTAGTCTTCTGTCTGCATTGAACAGGATCTACACTCATACATCTCAATCGGAGTACGGAATGTAATCATCGACTGGCTCCATTGGGTTTGCTTCTTCCCATGCTTTAGTTGCACGTTGAATGAATTTTTCCTTGTTGAAGCGTGGATTGGTTGCGGCCAGTTCATCAGCCATCTTGCTGATCTGTGTGGGCCATGCGAGTAGCGGAGCCACGTTGTCCGCTAGATATTCAAAGTGGCGTTGCTGCATAAGCGACATTATTCGGTTCTCCATATGCGATGTGTGTCTTGCGTTTCTTTGCGAGATACGCATTTGTATCCATGCCGTTTCATAGCGTTACGATACGATGCTGCGTCATAAGATTTCACAACAAAACTGTCGCCAACTTTTAAGTCTGACATGAAGCCATACTTTGTTTTGTTGTTGACAACAGGGATTGGAACACTTTTCTCAATCTTGATGTCCATTATTGTTTCTCCTCGTGTTGTGTTGGCGTTGCAACAATGGTGAGGTTTTTCTCTGTGTTGTAACGACGAACAGATTCATCAAACTTGTCGATGATACTGTCGAGATGATGCAAAACAGAGTTCAGATCATAATCAAAGGCTGACTGTTGCTTCTCTTTGATCTGAATTTTGTGGATGATATTGCGTGCTGTGCGCACCTTGGTGATGAATGGTACCGGCATGTGGTTCTCCTATACTCTGTGCCAGTTGGCGGGTTTGAACGCTTTGATTAGTGTGTTTTCACGCAGCCGACTGGCAACATGTGGTGAGCTTGTGTCGTCTGTGTGTGTAGCCCAATGGGTGCAAGCGTTGTACAACGCCCACTTGTTGTGACCGAGTTGTGCTTTTTCTTTGTGCCACTGACGGCAAAGCTGCTCGTAACGACGCTCGTTGATTTTGAGGCTAGCGTCTTGTGTTGGATAACGACACAGCTTCATCTTGAAAAACATGAAGGCTGTCTCGTCATCGACGCTGGTTGTCATCCAGCTTTTGTACACATCCTTGTCCTGCATGAATGTCTCAAGGCCAGCTACAATCTTGGCTGTGCTGCCTTTGACATTCACATTGGTGGTGTGCTTGGCCCATGTGTTGCTAACTGTCATGGCGTTGGTGCAGCCATTCTTGCACCACAACCTGTGACCACGACTAGTTTGCTGGAATGCCCAGCTACCATCGTAACTGTTGTAAAAGATGATCTCGTGTTTGATGACATCACCGACATCAGGTTCGATCACTAGATCATTGAACAAAAATCTGCCACGCAACTTGGCACCATTGTCCAGAGCTTGCACTGACAGATCATAATCACGACTGATGCCAGACTCATGCACAGCATCCATGACTGCATTGACAACATCATCATGCTTGATTGGCTTGTATTTTTTTCCATGCACACCCAACACCTGATTAGTGTCGGTGCGCACGATTGCACGTGCCATATTTTCTGGCACCGCAATGTTGTCGGTGTGTATGGATGATGCGTGCAAACTGCACATGTCGATTGGAAACTGCCAATCTTTAGTTACAATAGTTCCGTCCATTTGGTTCTCCTTGTTGGCTAATCAGCCATTGTGCGGACAATGCCGCCGATGATGGCGACACATAGGCCGCCGATAAGGCATGTGATCTGAAAGAAGAAAGCACTGTTGTCCATTGGCTCAGCCATTGATGTGCCAAACAGTAGTGCAAACATGCCAATTCCGATGAGTGTATTACCGATGATATTCATTGATTTACCTCCTACTGCAAGTATGCAGTGCTGTGATTAGAAATCAAGATTTTAATTTGTTCATTGTTGTCGAGACCAAGCGATAATCTTTTTTCTGTGCATGATTTGCACCTGAGCTTGATCTTGACCTGATCTTGTTTGACCCATGTCCCGCAGCCTACGAGCTTTCCACGGAACAAATGAACACCGTAGCACACCATGATCCCCTCCGTTGTGCTGACCAAAGAAAAGGGAGGTACCTTGCGATACCTCCCGGTGGTGGTTAGCCGAGGATAGCGGCCACCTTTTCCATGACTGCCTGTGAGTTAGGCTGCCGCTTGGACTTGGGCCGAGGAGACCATGCTTCGCCGGTCACTGTTTGGTAGACTGCGAGGTCTGCGTCGTGACGTTTCTGAAGCTCGTCGAGTTCCATCTGCATCGACTCGTAGATTTCCAACTTCCGAGCGATCTGGACATCAACAACTTCTGGACCACCATCAAGCGGAAACAGCTCCGCAAGTTCTGTCTTGACCTTGAGCATCTGATCCAGCTTCCAGTCAATCGAGTTCTTGCTGGTGTAACAGGCGTCACGAGCTACCGATGTGCGGAGATATTCATTCTCTTCACCGTTGTGGTGGTTTACTACCGCCAGCTTGAGTTCAACGAGGGTGAAGTCTGCGAGTGAAGTCTTGGTTCTCTGTGCCAT